TAGTCTCAGTCGAATGGGAACCCGAAGCAATCGAGCGTAGTTTTCGCATTGGACTCTAGACATGTAATTTTGTCGATTCTACGCTTTAGCGCGTCCCAAGTCTCAGGATGATATTCTTGGATGTTAGGATATTGTTCCGAAAGGGAAATATTAGAAACGATGTAGACAGTGTCCCAGTTACTGATTTTATCAGCGTAACGACACGGCAGGGCGCAATAATACCCATCGAGGTAGTTTAGCATCTGCTCACACTTGAGAGATTGACGAAATTCTTCAAAGAGAATTATCTTCTGGCCAGCGTACCCATCAAAGGGGTGTGAATAGTTGGTTACCCGGTAAACGGCTGTTACATCTCCTACGCTCTCAAGCACTGAACGGGTTTTACCAACACCGGTGGTTCCGTACAGGTAAGTCACATCAACACTACGCCACTTGTTCATTTTAGTGTGCAAATCACGCTGAAATATCATTTTACCAATTCCGCTAGAATAGCGGGCATAGGAGGCGGGGAACTCGTTCATGATGGAATATTCATCAGCACCCCCGTCGATAGCCGCCTTTATCTCGTCCCAAATAGATGACGGAGCATCTTCGTCTTCGGTTGGAGCGACACCTTTAGTGAACAGCGGCTTACATTCCATTTCGCAGTATGACCATGCTTCAAATGGCGTCCCCCTTCTCATTTCAAGATGGCTCTTTCCCCCGAAATATGCCTTCTTAGTAGCAGACATTGTCTTCGCGTTCTTCATCTCTAGATAGCACTGTAAGTGTTCCTTAGAGGTCTTACCTCCTTTCTCCAGAGAAACGATGACCCGGAGGACATTGTCGTCAGACGTTAGTGCTGTTTCTAGGGCTTTTTTGTGCTTGCTGGTAGTGTTGTGGTCGGTCACGCACCATGCGCGCCGCCTCTTAGGTTTCTTGGGCATAACCTCGGCGAGCCAAGACCCGCACAAGAACCTGCCCCTCACCTAGTGTAACCGGGAACACTCGGTGTTGAAACTGCACTACACTCATATAGGAGTGCGCCGTCGGCCACTCATGCACATGGTATATGGCACGATGGGTGGAACCACAGGGTTCTACACTAATCAGCAGCAGTTGACCGAGGACAACGACGGAGTCTTCGCGTCATCTTATGCAAAAGGAGTAATTGACCTAACTCATATTTTGAGTAGGGCACTTGGAAAGCAATTGTCGCAGATGGCGACTTACAGAGTAAGTCACTTGTCTATACAGTTGAGGAACGTAGATGATGCAGCAGACAACGATTCTGCGGCGACCTTCGGTGGAAACATTCGTTGGTACCCACCTACGAGGCACCGAATAGACGCACTACAACTTGCGAGGTTGTACAACCGGAGTTATCACAGCGGGCTGATGTCATCAGACCCGTACGCGGAGTTTTCGTCTGACAAGACGTACAAAGGACTGCGATTTAATTGGGATGCAGATGGACAGATTGAGGAAGCGTCGGACGACCACACCTCAACCCTTAGCGGAACTGGTTTCAGCATGGGACAAATCTTCAATGCATACAATAATATGATTTCCGGAACCCCAACGGGAGAAGGATACAATTCCACAGGGCAAGGCCAAGCACTCTGGGAAAAGAGATGCGGTGACCCTATCACGAATGGCCTACAATGGGTTACATCATTCAAGAATAGAATGGTGACCAACGGCGGAGCCGTCTTTAACGATTACGAGATGTTTGACCCCGTAAGTCGTACTTGGACGTGGACAGCGCCACAAGGACAATCTGTTCCGGTTCTAGGAGGATTACTCCTTCTGAACCTAACACACGGCAACACAGATGCACCGAACGTAGTTGAAGACGAGTATGAACTACTCGTTACAGTAGGTGTAGAAGGTTGGGAGGAGTTTTAGATGGCAAGAAAGGCAAGAAAACCCAGTAAGAAGACAGGAAAGCGTAAACCTCGGTTTACAACAAAGCAGATAACAGCGATGGGGCTATCCCTAAAGGACAGCAACTATGACCCAGAAGCCTGAGACTGCGCTTCCAGATTTGGACGCCTGTAAGGTGTGCTTAATCGGACTTATCACCCTTTTAGGAGCATCCGAATTGATGCCCTATGTTCTCTAAGTAACGACCGCTAGGTAGTCCGGAGGACTATTCCCATCGTTTCCTTTTGGACCGCAGAGGCAAAACCTCCACTTGCTTGAGGGTTTTGACCTATTCGGGCCAACAATGGACCGCTTCCACTAAGAGCATAGTATTACCTCTTAGTCACCCTTGTGTAGTGTGTAGTCTCAGTCGAATGGGAACCCGAAGCAATCGAGCGTAGTTTTCGCATTGGACTCTAGACATGTAATTTTGTCGATTCTACGCTTTAGCGCGTCCCAAGTCT